GCGAACGCGCCAGGAGATACTATGTCGCCGCCCTGGTCGATATTCCCGTACACACTGCCATAACCTGTGAAATTTCCAGATGGCGTTACTTCTTTGACTTCAAAGTCAAAATCAAGGTTTTTTGTTGCCATGTGTTTTCCTTTCGGGCATAAAAAAACCGCCTCTAGGGCGGTTTGTTATTTATATGTCGCTAGATTGCTAGTGCATCAAAAACCATTTTGATGCATATTCCTGGGCTTTTTTTATACAGCATTTCTGGTACTCTAAGAATTTTGTATCCTTTTGATGACAACTCAGCATCTTTTCTAATATCTCGATCTATTGCAGATTTAAGAGAGTGCCAGTATTCGCCGTCAAATTCAAGAACAAGCATTTCACTTTCAAAAAGTGCGTCTACATTCCACTTCCCAACCTTTGCTTGCCTAACAAAAGATAGCCCAAGCACATCTAGCTTGTCTAAAAAATCAGTTTCAACAAGACTGACCTTGTTCTGACAATTTCTAATGACCCAATGCCCAGAACATCCACGAGAACAAAACCTACCTCGACCGCCTTTTATTCTGCTGGTTACGGTATCGAACTCATCTCCACAAACTTCACATTTCAGTGTTACATGTGTTTCTGGCTTAAATCTGGCCGCACTCATAACTGGCCCGCGCCACACAATCATGCACTCTTGTGAGCAAAACCGCTGTGTTTTTGCTCTAGCTGGATTGGTAAACGATACTTTCCCGCATACAAAGCAACAAATTTCCACCTTCTGCTTGCCTGCTGGCCATCCGTTATTTCTGAATGCATCATATTTACATTCAGAGCTGCAATATTTTGGAATTGTTAGTTTTGCGTGACTTGGATAGCGTGTAAATATCCCATTGCAATGAGTGCACGTGTACTTTGGATGCCCAAGCCGCCCAGTAGGGTCTGTGCCTGTTATGATAGCGTCAGCCATGCTGTTGTTCCTTCAAAACAATGATGTGGTTAGAGCCTGCACGGTGTTGATGCACTTTGCAGGCTCGGCTATTTTACAACTTGACACTCACAATTAACAAAAATTACAGTAAAAGCAGCAACAGGCTATCGTCTTCACGCCGCTGCCTGTTGTAGTCAAAAATTGGATCGTCTGCCAAAGGTACACGCGAGAACACAACCGGGCGAGATAGACCGACTATTGCGCCCCATGCCGCGCCCCACGCAGCGCCCCATGACTTACCCCATGCGTTCGCCATTTATGGCCCCCACGGGTCGTTTGCGGTTCCGCTGCCGCCGATGGTTTGCCCGCGTACCTGCGTTAAATTTACAGGTATCACTGTTGCTTGAAAGCGCAATAAAACAGCCGTTGCAATATCCGCAGCGCTAGACCATTCCAGCGTGCCCGTATAGTCTGACCCGCTTGGCCCGTATACCACGCCAGCAAGCACAGTAGCCGGGTCAGGGTAAACGCCTGTTACCTGTCCTTGAGCACTGCCAGAAACTGTGGCATCGTCCGTGTAGGCGGACATAAGTGCGACAGGGCTGACGCTGGCAACCGCAGCAGCAAATGCATCCTCAGTCGTTATCGACATTGATGCAACGCTTGAACCGCTGGAGGCTGATCCGCTGAATGTAGATGCGCCAGTAGTAATGCTGGCTGTGGCAACCGGGCTTACAGACGCATTCGCTGCTACAGACGCAGCAGCTGTACTGAGTGCCCCGGAAACCTCAGAAGGAACACTGGCTGACCCGGTGATGGTCGAAGCTGCCGCAGTGATACTGGTGGACGCTACGGGACTAACTGACGCACTGGCAGATACTGTGCTGTTTTCAGTAGTCAGTGCACCAGAAACTGTCGCTGATGTTGATACGGAAACGGGGATCCATATTGCGCGGTTTGTTGGCTGGAATATCTGCCATGGATTAGCCGTCAACTCTCTAAGTTCTGGTTTGGATAAACCTCTATTGAATGTTGACCACCCAAGGAGGTACGCATCCGCAATATTAGAGTTACCTGCAGAAAGTAGCGCACCTTCCGTAACCGTCGTTAAGTTGATGTTAAATGTTCGAGTAGTTTCAAATGCCACTACGCCATCCAAATAACCGACCCAGTTTACGCCGTCGTAGCTATACGCAAATGTGTGCGGCTGTGTATCGGCTATAGGTATCTGCGATCCAGTACGTGGACTATCTCCCGTGAACCCCGCTACGTAAAACTCTATATTTCCTGAAACGTATCCAAAAATAACGGAGGCTTGATTGAACCCGCCACTATTTGCTTGATAGGCAAGATACTTGTTTGTTTGGCTAGTAGAACCAAGCGCAACGGTCCCTGCTACGGTAAACGCTGTATTAGTAGGAGCGACGTTATTAAAGCTAGCCCGGCTAAAATAAGCAGACCCTGCCGATCCAATTGCAAGGCCTTTTGCGGTTGGCTTTGCAGTCAAATCCCCTGTTTTTACGAGGCTATCACCGCTTACAAATTCACGGCCATCTTTGTCAACACAAGAAACAAGTCCCCGTGTGATTGGATTACTCCAGTCAATCCCTACGGGCTGCTGAGGCTGTCTAGTCCTGATGAAGCGCGGTAATGTCATGCTTGATTAAACAGTCTGAGATTGGATGCGCTCGTAACTCAGCTTATGATTTCCCGCTGTGGCGTTAAAAGCGACTGCGGTATCGTGTGCAACATAAACACCCCAGTACTTTGGTAGCACCCCACCGAATAAAGATGCAATTGACACAGGGCCGAAATAATATGCTCTATCAGACGTTGAGTCTATCGTGATTGATGCCACAAACTTAACGGCCGAGTTCATCACATTAGCGCTTGTGAATGTTTCTGCGCTGTCTGTACCATCCAGAACATCGGGATATGTAGGAGTTCCGGTTGCGCTGCTTAGATTGGCATAAGCATAGACATTGATTGACCGTGAAACAGTTGGATTTGTCCCTGTTGTTATCTTGCCAGACAGCAAGTGGTCAAGGTCAAGGTTTGATGTATTGTCAACCGCTGTTGACTCTTGCCCAGCAGTGAACACACCAGACGATCCACTGGCTAATGATGCCAAAGAGATGGTTAAATCTATGCTTGATGTACTTGGATACTTGACTTTAATATCAGCCATTACTCGCCCCCATTTAGAGCATTCGCTACTCGCGCAGCAGAAACATGGTCATCAACTACAGCAACTTTAAGCAGTAATTCTTTCGCAGGGCTTGTAATTAACAGGTCAATCATTGCGCGAGTTGCAGAAGAGCCAAAATCAAGCTCACCACGGTTTATCAGGACGAATGCCCATTTGACCGCGCTATTCGTTGCAGACAGCGCGTCGAGTTGATCCAGCAGCGCAGCGCCATCAGTAGGGCCAAGGGTTTCCATTACCAAACCAATGCCGCCGAGCTTCTGAACAACTTTCGTGCGCCCGACGTTCACCGCATCAGCAATCGCTTGATGATCGCGGCTGGCTATCAGCTCAGGCGAACACTTAGATTGGATTTCTTCTAGCAGCGTCATCACGCATTACCTTCTGTGATGCTGGTCGCACCGAGCGTAATATCCACGCCCGTAGCAATCGTGCCCGTGAACGTCATGCCGCCCGATCCGATGTTGATGTCCGCCACGAATGCATCAGCGCTGGTCGTCAGGCGAACCCATGTTGGCGTACCAGATACGTGGCTGCCATTGCTCTGAGTGAATCCGGCTTCGTTGAAGTCAATCACACCACCACTGGCTGTGCCGATGGTCGTTGAGCCAGTGAGCGTTGCAAGCAACGTCGTCGCAGTACCACCCGTAGCAGGCTGGGTGCCGTTGTAAAACTTCATCTTCGCCGATGCGCCACAGGCGTCGATGATGGCTTGTGCACGTGCTGTGCGCAGGGTTGTTGAGAGTCCTAGTGACATTTTCTATTCCTTGTGTGGCAGATGGTCATGCGTCTTTTTCGATCTGCGTTGCAGTCAAGATGTTTCCGTAGGTATCGCGTGTAACCGTAGTCTCTGTCTTGCGCGTTGGCAGGCTCACAATGACATTTGGAGCTGGCATAGCTGGCATTTCAGGCATTACCGCCTCAAAATTGACGTTTGGCGCTGCCACATCCACTTTCACGTCTGCCGGTGCCACGTTTACTATGGGCGCGGCCACGTTTACAGCCTGGGGATACACATTCACCACGGGTGGTTGTACTTCTGGCACGTTGACCACCACATCGGCCTGCTTTGCCGCTTCGTTGGTTATTTTTATGACGTTTTCAGGCAAATTCAGCTTTATTTCGCCCATATTTACCGTGATATTCGGCGCTTTTTGCTCATTTTTCGATGCCAAAGTCTGCATGTGAAATAGGCTTTTTACCTCTCCAATGTCTGCAATCGCCTTTGCAACCTGCTGATCTTGCGCTGTTGTGTCAGGTGTCGGAGCATCTTGTGGCGTTGGATCATTCGCACCAACCATGTTCAGCGGTATTAGCGGCTCATCCAGACCATCAATCGGGTTCAAATCTTCCAATGCCCGTACTTCGTTGCGCGTCATGTAACCATTGGTGATGGCAGATGCATAAAACGATGATCTGGATGTAACATCGCCGCGCATCAGACCTTGGACTGACAATTTCGTGAAATAACCCTGTGCAATCTCTTGTTTCGTGAGCAAATCCCGGTCTAGTGACTGCTCCCAGCGCTCATTCCACGGACCTAAGCTGTGGACTACGTGAGCGATAAAAAACTGTTCTGCGCTGGCAAATGTGCTGGTTTTGTCGCTGTAGCCCGCCATTTGCGGGAACACGCGCATGAACCGACACACCTCTTCAATCTGATGGCGGCGCGTTTCCAGATGCTGGCTATCTACGCCAGTCATGCTCATCTGCGCAAACTTCGCGCCCTGATCTAACACCAGTGTTTTGTACGCATTGCCGCCTGTTGTAGCATCCTGAAACGCTTTTTTCAGCGCTGCACGGCCTTCTGCCTTCAGTTCACCGTCCATGCTGATGATGCCAGCAGCTTTGGCACCGTTCGCATGGAACCGCGCGTGCGTTTCTTCGGTAGCTATTGCCAGCCCAAGCGCTTCCCGCGCCAAGTCAATCACATCTAGCCCTTCGATTCCATTCCACGAAGGGCCACGAAGATGGAAGATAGACGATTTCGGAAATGGCCGATATGTCCCATCTGGCAGTTTTATCCAGTAGGTAATGCTCGCATCGGCATTCTGCTCGATGCGCACGCATTCAGGCATCACTGGGATAAGTTCGCGCACCTTTCCACTGCCACGGTTTATGATTGCATATCCACCTTTGGCAAAAATCGCATGGAACATCATCGTTTCTCGGAACTCGAAAGATGTCATCCAATCGTTTGGCCTGCGCGCCAGCAGTTGATACAGCGAGTGCTCACGTGCAGCTCTACTGCCGCCGGTTGGCTCTTCCTGCATCAATTTCAGCGGTATCTGTGCTATTCCTTCTGCCAACACACGGGCACACGAAAAAGCAACCGATACGCGCAATGCGTTCTGCCAATTTACTGGCGGTCCTGCCTTACTGGACATGCCGCCTTCAATGCGCGACCACAAATCATCAATACTGATTGATTTTTGCTCGCTTGGACCGAGTAGCGCCGTCAGAAAACTCACTGATTACCGCCTCGGAAATGGCCAATGACGCCCAGAAAGAACAAGAACGCACCGCCCACAATCAACCCGGCAGGCGTGTAAATCATGCCTGCGCCGGTGCTGACAAGCGCACAACCTGATAGCACAGCAGTTGCGCGGATGGTGTTGGGGTTCATAAAAAAAGTGGTTCGCTGTCGTTTAGGTAGGAATTGAATACAACGGGCTTTGCCGAATTGATAAGACCTGCCGCCATCACAGCAGCTACAGCCAAGTCAATGCGACCGGTTGCCTTTTCCTTGCTTAGTTTTCTGTTTTCTGCGCCATCTTGCTCGATGACGGCATTGCTCATACACCAGTCCAGTACTTTGTGGCCTGGGTGCGCTATTTCGCCGTTTAGCAACATGCGCTCGAATGTCTCGACTGCTGGGCTAAAGTCTCTGTAACCTTGTCCCACAGGCTTCATTTCTGGCAGTGTGATACCTTCATCACTGGCCATAGCCATCAAATCTTCTATCCGCCAGCGGTCATACCCTACGCATACCACGTCGAAAAACTCGCACATTGCGGATAGTTTCTGCAACACGATGCGCTTACTGATTGCGCGCCC